GATGTCAAGGTTAGATTTGCAACTACCTTCAGTAATTCTAGTACAAAAGTTGTTGGATATGGACCAAGTTCAGACACATCAGTTTCATTTATGAAATTAGGAGATACATAATATGAGTGAAATTAAATTAAAACCAACTGGTGGCGGAGCAGGTAGTGTTTCACTCAAAGCTCCAGCAGCTACAACAAGTAATGCAGATGTTCCATTTGTCTTACCAGTAGCCGATGGTAGTGCAGGACAATATTTAAAAACTGATGGCTCGAAAAATTTAAGTTTCGCTGAAGCAGGTGGCAATACAGTTAAACTTAGCTCTCAAACAATATCATCAAGTGTGGCTGGTGTTACTTTTGATGGCCTTTTTGATGATAGTACTTATGCCTGTTATATGTTACAACTGCTTGGGGTCTCTGGAACTAACGACAGCAGTTCTTCTGCGATTAAATTGAGGATGCAGTCATCTTCTGGAACAGATTATACATCCTCCAATTATCAAAACGTAAACTTTGATCACTTTAGAAATTCGTCAACCCATAATCATGGGTCAGGTGGAGCTTTTAATACTGATTTTTTTGATATGAGTTGGAATAATCTAGGATCAGCTACTGCTCAGGCAATGATTGGTTATGCATATTTTTATTTTCCTCAATCAACAACTTACAATTTGACCTATATGTGTGAGAATGTCTCGACTTATAATACTCCTGCTTACTATAGGACATCTATTGGGGGAACTATTAATGATGCTAGCCAAGCATTTACAGGATTTAAGATTTATCCTACTGGAGGTTCCTTAGATGCTGGAACTATAATTTTATATGGAGTGAAAAAATAAAATGAAAGAATATATAAACGGCAAACTAGTAGACATGACATCAGCACAAATTACTCAACGTAATGAAGAGGCTAAAGCAGATGAAGTTAGGTTTGCAGAAATAAAAGCTGCAAGAGAAACTAGAGATAAATTAAAAGCTAGTGCTAAAACAAAATTAATAGCAGGCGAGGCATTAACAGAAGAAGAAGCGGATCAACTACTTACAAATGAACTTGTAGGAGGTAACGAATGAGCCAATTAAAAACAAACGCAATACGCCATACAACGGCAACTAGCGATGCAATTACATTGGCTAGTGATGGAACAGCAACCGCCAAGATTACTAATAATTTAAGTAATAGAAACTTGATAATTAATGGGGCAATGCAGGTTTTTCAAAGAGGTAATTCTTCTACTACCGAAAGCAGTTATACAGCAGATAGATTTAAAGTCGTATGGAGTGGATTAGATGAATCATTAACTTATGCAAAACATGGTCTAACTTCTTCTGATACTGGTCCGTGGGCTAAAGGGTTTAGAAACTCTTTACACGTTACAAATGGTAATCAAACAAGTGGAGCTGGAGCTGCTGATAGAGCCGCAATTAACTACGCCTTTGAAGCTCAAGATATAGCTCAAAGTGGTTGGGATTATACATCAGCATCTAGTTATGTAACCTTCTCTTTCTGGGTTAAATCCAGTGTCGCTCAAAACTTTTATTTCTCCATCAGAACAGATGATGGGACAGCATATAACTATCCAATAGAAACAGGTTCATTAACTGCTGATACTTGGACAAAGGTTACAAAAACAATCCCAGGTAATGCTAATCTCACCGTTGACAATAATGATGGAGCCGGTTTATATCTAGAAATGGTTTTATTTAGAGGAACAGATAGTACGGGTACAATAACTTTGAATCAATGGTCTACTTATAGTGGTTCAGTAAGAACACCAGATAATACATCAACATGGTACACAACAAATGATTCAACATTTGAAATTACAGGGCTTCAGTTAGAAGTAGGAGACGTTGCCACTGAATTTGAACACCGTAGCTACGGCGATGAGCTAGCTCGCTCCCAACGTTATTATTACAGGCATTGTACAGGATCAGACAGTGATGACGTACAACACGCTTCAGTTACAGAAAATGCTACTAATTATTCTTCCACCTCTGTATTTTGTTCTATGAATTTTCCTGTCACCATGAGAAACAGGCCATCACTAGAAATAACTAATACTTCAAATGCTTTTGAAATGTTTTATGACGGAGGAACTGCAAATCCTGCCTCATTTGGAAGAGATGGAATTACAACTAAAAATACGGGTTGTATGAATAAAGGAGGTTTATCTATTTCTGCTGGTAAAGGAGCAATGATCAGAACAAATGCTGCCGCAACTTATGTTGCTTGGTCCTCGGAGTTTTAACTATGGCACTTTATAAATTACAAAACAATCCTATAACAGGTAAATTAGATGGTGTTATTAAAAACCCTGATGCGTCAGTCAGAATAATAATGCCGATTGACCCCGAAAACAGCGACTATCAAAAGTATTTAGAATGGAAAGCAATTGATGGCAACACACCGGAGGAGGCAGACTAATGGCATTAACACAAATAGATACTGGCGGTATCAAAGATGATGCCGTTACAGACGCTAAATTACCTGCTAACTCGGTAGGTAATAGCGAAATGAAAGATGATGCTGTTGGTGTTGCTGAACTCTCAGCCACTGGTACAGCATCTAGTTCCAGCTTTTTAAGAGGAGATAATAGTTGGCAAGCAATTAGCACAACAACAGAAGGTACAGCAGTTTTATCTACTGGTGAAACAGGCACTGCCAAATTTCTAAGAGTAGACGGTGATGATTCCAGCTCTTGGCAAGTACCACCAGACACTACTTATTCTGTAGGTGACGGTGGTTTAACTCAAAACAATTTCACCAATACATTAAAAACTAAATTAGACGGTATAGCTACGTCAGCTAATAATTATACACACCCTAATCATACTGGTGAAGTTACATCTACAGCAGATGGAGCACAAGTTATTGCCTCTAATGTAGTAGATGAAGATAACTTAAAAGTATCTAACTCACCTACTAATGGATATTTCTTATCAGCTCAATCTGGTAATACAGGTGGTTTAACATGGGCTGCCGCCGCCGCTGGAGGAATAACTGAAGCAGATCAATGGTGCATGAATGCTGATTGGACTAAAAGTGGTAGTGGATGGACAGATGTAGATAGTAATTGGTCAAGACCAACAGGCACAGGAACAGCAAATGGAACTAATTTAGGCACTGGAATGACTGAGAGTTCAGGAGTCTTTACTTTCCCAAGTACAGGTTTTTGGCTTGTAAGATTACACGCAACTGGTTATAACAGTTCTGATACGCAATATTGGCAAATTTCCATTGGCACAGTAGGTGGTACTTACCATAGTGAAGCTACTACTTCTATTGCTGACCAAGGATCTAGTGATTGGTTTGAATCCCAGTCTACGGAAGCAATCTTTGATGTTACTGATGTTACAAGCAATGACTTTAAGATAAAGTTTAGAATGTATTCTAATACTTCTATGAATTTAGATGGAGCTGACCAAATGAGAACTGGTTTTACTTTTATTAAATTAGCGGATACATAACATGAGACCTACACATATAGAAAGATATTTAATTACAGTTAGATCGGGTCAATGGTTTGGTTGGTCTGATCCCTCTAATAAGATTTACGCAAATCTAATCGTTCATGATGGTGGTTCTAAACCTTCTGAAGCAGATTGCACTAATGGACTAAAAGCATTACAGGATGCTTGGGATTTAGAGAATGATTCTTATAAATCAAAACGTAGAAATGAATATCCTAAATTAGCAGAACAATTTGATCTTTTATACAAAGATATAGCAGCTAATAAAGTCGATGCTACTGGTGAATTTGTTAAGGCAATAAAAGCCGTCAAAGATAAATATCCTAAATCTTAATGTCAATTCCTCTACCTACTCCTAACCTTCCAAAGCCTCTATATCTACCCAGTATTGAATTAAAACAACCTTCAGCTCGGATACCATCATATAAACCTATGGTGATACCTCCGGCTGACTTAGAGCGTCCAGAGGAAACTAAGGCAGAGGAGAGTAAAGAAAAGACAGAGCAACCTGCACCACCAACACTTAAAATTCCGGTTATAGATATACAGATGCCTATACCGGAAACAGCTGTGGTAGTAACTGCTGTAACAACAGCTGTCATTGCAGTAACCACTACAACTATTACTCAATCTTTATTTGAACCAATTAAGAAGAAAGTACAAAAGTTCATCCAAGGAAAAGTTGACGCATGGAAGAAAAAAAGGAAGGAGAAGAAAGAAAAGGTCTCCTCAGTAAGTTAAAAGATGCTGCAGAGGATCAAGAACATCAAATCCAAATTCTTGGTACATTTGTCAGACTTGGCGTAGTTGTTTGGTCGGGCTTTATAATAACCATGAATTATGTTGAGTTACCAATGGTTAAAAAAATCAGGTAACTCAGATATCACGTTCGTTGCCAGTGTGTTTACGGGAGCACTTGCCACTTTTGGCTTGACTACTGGTAATAAGAATGGAAACAAACCCGTCAATTGTCCAATGGCTAAGAAACAAGAAGAATGAAAAAATGGTTGTTAACGCTGTTACTATTGTCACCAACAGCTGTGAAAGCAGAGTTAGTGACACCACAGTTCACTCAAGG